AGAAAAAGAAAAACAAAAAGAAGAAGATAAATATTTTTTAAATAATTATAGTTAGAGATAATTTAATTATAATTATTAGATGTCTTTAAATGTTCATGAAAAAATTTATGAGAAATTAGATTATTTTATAAAAGAAAGTAAAATTCCACATATAATATTTTATGGACCATCAGGAAGTGGAAAAAGAACAATACTTAATAATTTTATTCAAAAAATTTATAATAAAGATAAACAAAAAATAAGTCAATACGTAATGTATGTAAATTGTGCTCATAGTAAAGGTATAAGATTTATTAGAGATGATTTAAAATTTTTTGCGAAAACAAATATACACAATAAAAATAATAATTTATTTAAAAGTATAGTGCTTTTTAATGCGGACAAATTAACAATAGATGCTCAATCAGCATTGAGAAGATGTATAGAACAATTTAGCCATACAACACGTTTTTTTATTTTAGTAGAAAATGAAAATAGATTATTAAAACCAATATTATCTCGTTTTTGTAATATTTTCATATGTCGTCCAACAATTAATAATAAAAAAATAAGTTTTCATAAATACAAAAAAAGAAATATAGTAAAACATGATTTTTTATTAAAAAGAAAAAGTTGGTTAGAAAAACAAATAAATAAAAAAAATAATTATAATACATTATTAAAATGTAATGATTTTATAGATAAAATTTATGATAAGGGGTATAATGGTTTAGATTTGTTAGAGATAATAGAAAATGATAAATCAAATAATGAGAAGTATTTATATTTAATTTACTTTGATAAAATAAGAAGTGAATATAGAAATGAGAAATTATTTATATTTGTAATATTAAATTTATATTTTATGCGGAAAAAATTAAATTTAGAAAATATTTTAGAAATGTAAATGGATGATTATAATGTAAATGTTTTATCTGAAGCAAAAAGTGAATATTCTTCACGTTTAGTTACAATAATGACTCCATTAATGTTGGAAGGAATAAAATCAATATTTAATGAAGCAACAAAATTATGTTTAGATAATGATGAAGACGAGAAATATTTAATGACATTTCAAAATTTTTTATCAAGAGTTCCAAAATGGAATGAAAATATTATAGAAGAAGAAACAAAAAGAATTATAAAATCAAGTAGATGCGATTATTTAGAAGATTTATTAACTTGTGTTCATATAACACAGTTAAAGATTTTAACTAGTATAAGAGTATCTCAAAAGCAAAAAAAATCGATTTAGATATTCCAAAATTATCGACATTTATTCATAAATGTTATATATCATATGCTAGAAAATTATATAGTAATGTTTATTTATTTGAAAAAGATGTATTACCTTTAAATTATCAAAAAAATATGAGAGAAGCAGAGTTAATGTGTCAGGAATCTATTTTAAATGTAATTAGAGAAAATATGCCAGTGGAGAAGATATTAAGAGCTTATATAGATGACACGGTAGATGAAGAAGTAATAGAAGAAACAATAGAAAAAACAGTAGATGAAGCAGTTAAAAGGAAAATGGAAGAAGAAGCAGCAAAAGTAGAAGAAGAAATAACAAAATTAGAAGAAAATGGAGTATCGAAAACTCAAGATACAGTAGAACTAGAAAAACCAGTATTAGATAAACCCAAAGAAAATTTTGAATCAGGAATTATAGATAAAAGTAATAATAACGAAAATATAACAAAAGAACATAATATAAATTTAGTAATAGAAACACCAGTAGTTGAGAAAAAAGAAGAAAATAAAACGGAATTACCAAAAAAAATCCCAGTAGTAAGAGCAGTGCCAGTTGAAGATAAAAAGGATGATATAGTAAATAAGTTAAAATTCAATGATAAAGATTCTGTATTGGATATGGGAACAAATTTATCAAAAGAGATAGAGGCACCAAAAACAGTTGAAAGATTAGAAAAAATAGCAAAAGAAAATAATGAAAGAAGAAAAGCAGAGGAAGCAGAATATGATGATGATTCAGATGAAGAAGATGAAAAAATAAAAATATTTGATGATGCTACAATAAAATTAGATAAAATGGACGTTCATAATTTAGATAAAAAGGTGGATTTAAGACCAGACCCAATATTAGATGATATAGAGGTTTTAGGTTAATGCGTATATTTATATAATTATTAATAAATATTTATATAAATGTCAAGTTTTGTTACAGGTGTAGCAGTAGCTTCAGCATATTTAATTTTTAAGTTCGTAGAAATGAGATTAATATTAAAGGAAAATAAACCATTAAAGGTATTGGTAAGAGATACATTATTAGTATATTTAAGTGTAATATTAGGAAATTTTGTAATGGAACAAATAGGAGGAAATAAGATTATGACAAAAATTCCACAAGTATTTACCAATGACTCAAATTTTTAATTTATAATATTATTAATATAATCTTTTAAATTATATTTAGATTTCCAACCGATTTTTAACATTTTAGTCATATCACCAGAGGATTGGTTTCTATTACCTTTTTGTTCATCAATGAATATATATTTTTTTTTAAACATTTTAGCTACTTCTAATATAGAATATTGTTGTCCAGTTCTAATAACAAATCCATCACCATAATATCCAATGGATGCGTTTAATATACCGTCAATAGTATCGTCAATATGTGTAAAATCTCTAGTTTGTGTTCCAGGTTTAACAATAGTAAGTTTTTTATTATTTTTATATTGATTTTCAAAAATACCAATAACAGTAGCATATTTGCCTTTACTAATTTGTCCACTACCATAAACATTTGAAAAATAAACAATAGTATATTGTAAATTAAACCAATTATTATAGTTTTTAATTAACTCAATATTTTTAGCTTTAGACCATGAATATGGAGAACTATGTTGGTCTTTCATATTATTACCAAAAATAGATGTTGAACCTGAATATATAAGTTTACATTTATTAATTCTACAAAATTCTAAAACTTGATATGTTCCAGTTAAATTATTTTCAAAAACAATATGTGGTTCATTAAAACTAGTAGAAATTCTAGAATATTCGCCAAAATGATAAACTAATTGAAATTTAATTTTTTTTAATTCCAAAATATTATTAATATTGACAGTAGAATTATTAATATAAATAATTCTTTTATCAACAGTTTCATTGTTTTTACTACCTGTTAAATAATTATCTATTGAATAAATTGAAATATTAGTGTATTTATTTAACAAAGTTTTGATTAAGTTAGAACCTATAAAACCACTACCTCCTGTAATTAATATATTCATGTGAGATATATTAATATAAAAATAAGTTAAATTAAACGATATTAAATCATAGATTCCATCTTATCAATATTAATAACTTTTTGTTTTTTAATTTTTTTCTTAGTGGTGATAAATTTACGAAATAAAATATTGTCAAGTTGTTTTTCGGGAGTATGATTATGAACAGTTCTTACAATCATTTTATATAATTTAAATTCAGGATATCTTTCTTCACCATTATTTTTATATAAAATATTTCTACCTTTATCATCTTTGGTCCATTCTATAATTAAATTAGCAATAGGATTTTTATTATTTTTTTGTTCTTTAATATCATCAATAAAATAATCAAATAATGAACAAGCTAAACGACATAAATCAAAACTTTTATTAGGTTCTAATCTAGGTTTTTTTTCATTAAAATAAGGTTCAAAATTATATTGTGTAGCAGCGTCACCTTTTGGATGATAACTATCACTACATATAGTTTTTCCTTTAAATGAATAAATAGCTCTTCCAAAATCAATAATTTTGTATAATTTTCCAAATGTTGGTATTTTGTAATAAATATTATTAAATTTATAATTAATAAATGTTTTATCAGTATTAACATACATAATATTATTTGTATGTAAATCATTATGTGTAAAATTAAAAACTTTTTGATATGTAATTAATATCATAATAACTTGTAATAAACAAGATTTCCATTCTTCATTACTAATAATTTTATCATTTTCCAATAGTGAATCTAAAGTGTCTTCTAACTTTTCTAAACAAATAATTTGAACAGGAAAATTATAAATAGTTGCGTTAATAATTTCATCACTATCTAATGTTGAATAATCAGAGATTTGTGAATTAGTTAAACTTTCAATATATTCATCACTATTAATTTCTTCATCATTTTTATTATCAGTATTAGATGATCTGGATGAACAGGTAGAATTAGTTTTTTTTGCGCTTTTTTCACTATTTTTTTTAGTTTCAATAGAATATTTTTCTTCTAATGAAGAATTATGTATTTTTAAATTTTTACATGTTAATTCTTGAAACATACCTTCAAAAATATCATTATTAATAACATCACATTCTAAATTAATATTATTTGAATTTTTATCTAATTTAATTTTTTTTCTATAATTTCTAGTATCACTATCTAATAATCTATCTTCATCAATATCATCTATTTTAAATAATACATCTTTATTTTTATGAAAAAAATCAGAATCAAATAAATAATCAATATCATCATAAATGTTCATTTTAAATTGATTTTGTATTGAAACAAAAGAACCAAAAAAATGAAATCCATGAATAAATCCACATTGATTAAGTAATTTAGATGATAAATAAGAAAAAAACCCATCAACATAAGCTGAATTATTAATATCTAAAACTTTTTTACAACAGGAATTGGAAGCGATTCTAGGTAATGAGCTTATTTTTTCATTATCAATGTGTTTATATTTACCAACCATAAATTTTACAGGATCTAATAAAGGAGAAAATTTAAAAAATGATTTAAATGATTGTTTACTATTAGTTTTTGAATCCAATACATTAATAAAATATTCATTATTTGAATTTTTTTCTTTAATATTATGAATAGAATATCTATGATTTAGATTTATATTGTTGTAATTATGCTCATCTAATGAAAAAAATCTAGAATATAGAGGATTATAGTTTTGAATATTAGTAAAATCACTTTTTTCTAAATATTTAAATAATTTGTTATTATCATTTTTTTTATAAAAAATTTCAAACATTGACTTTATATATACATTTTTTATTTCATTTAAAGTAATTTTTGCGTAAAAAAATTTAAAAAATAAGTAAAATATTTAATTATAAAGTTATGAATTTAGAATTAAAAAAATTTGACATGAAACAAATAACATTTAAGCCAAATGAAAACAAAGGACCAGTAATAGTTTTAATTGGAAGAAGAGATACGGGTAAGAGTTTCTTAGTAAGAGATTTATTATATTATCATCAGGATATTCCAATAGGAACAGTAATATCTGGAACAGAAGCAGGAAATGGATTTTATGGAAAATTAGTTCCTAAACTGTTTATTCACGATGAATATAATTCAGCAATTATAGAAAATATTTTAAAAAGACAAAAAATAGTAATGAAACAGGTAAAAAAAGAAAAAGAAGCATATGGTAGATGTAATATTGACCCTAGAACATTTGTAATTTTAGATGATTGTTTATATGATAATACTTGGGCAAGAGATAAGTTAATGAGACTTTTATTTATGAATGGAAGACATTGGAAAGTTATGCTTATTATAACTATGCAATATCCTTTAGGAGTGCCACCAAATTTAAGAACAAATATTGACTATACATTTATTTTAAGAGAACCTTATGTCTCAAATAGAAAAAGAATATTTGAAAATTTTGCTGGAATGTTTCCAACATTTGAAAGTTTTTGTCAGGTAATGGACCAATGTACAGAAAATTATGAATGTTTGGTAGTAGCTAATAATGCCAAGTCAAATAAATTAGTGGACCAAATATTTTGGTATAAGGCAAGTGCTCATAGAGATTTTAAATTGGGTTCAAAAGAATTTTGGGAAATGTCAAAAGGATTAGATTCAGATGATGAAGATGGTATGGATTTTGACCCAAATTCAGGGAAAAAAGGTCCAGTCATTAATGTAAAAAAAAGTAAATGGTAATTTAATAATAAAATTTAATATTATTATTAAATAAATTTTTAATTAGTTTTCTTTTCACCAAGTTTTGTATTAGTTCCAGAAAATAATAAGCCTCTATCAATAGCATCTTGAACAGCAGAACCTCTTTTAACATTATCACCTTCAAATAATTCTTTTCTAATATCAGCAGATGTAACTTCCTCTTTTAATCCAAGTGTGCTTTCAATAGTATTATTTACACCAACTAGTTGTCCATCTTTATTAATATTCTGAGTTAATTTATTACCTGATTCTTTTGCTTTTTTCTTATTTTCCTCTATTGCTGCTCTTTTAGCATCAACAACGCGTTTTTCGAACTCTTGTTTAGCAGCGGCTTCATTTTTATTTTTCTCGTTCATTAATTGATTAAGTTCATCTTCCAAATACTCAACTCTTCCTGTTTTATAAGCTTCAGGTTCCCAAGGCATCCACATACCAACAGGTCCTACATAAACATTATGATTTGGGTCAACTTCTCTTAATAATTTACATCTAAGTTCTGCTTCTTCTTGAGTAGAATATGTTCCTCTAATTTTTAATCCTCTAGTAGATGTTTGAAAGTTATATTCTTTATTGAATTCATCATTTAATCTATCTTCATTCGCATCTAGGAAATTCTTGTATTCATCAGGAACATAATTTTCTGTTAGTGTCTCATTTTCATTTTTCATATATTCTTGAAAATCCTTCATAACACTATCAAAATCATACTCATATTTATAAGCAAGAAAATTTAAAAATTGTGTAAATTTTTGAACTGATTTTGAAAATTCATAATGTTTTAGGAACTCTTGGAAAAAAAAATGATTTTTTTGTTTTAAAATATTTTCTGGACTAACAAAACTAACACATACAAATTTTTGTCCAGAGATTGGTTTATCCTCTTCAAGTAAATCAACATATTTAGGATTTACACTACCATCGGAATTTAATCTATGAATACATCCATCTTTTGACATATTATAATATTTTAAAGAGAATCATTTTTAAGTTTTAATTTAATATATATATTTTTTTCTTTTTATTATTTATAAATGCTTCAAAAATTAGCACAGATGATAGATTTAGGCGAACTTGTCCGTAGAGCTGTAAAATATCTTGTTGAAGGTGTTATGGTTGCTCTTGCTGCCTATGCAATCCCTAAGAAATCTCTTAACCTTGATGAAGTAGCACTTATTGCACTTACCGCAGCCGCTACTTTCTCCATCCTTGATACATATGTCCCCGCTATGGCAGTTTCTGCTAGAAGTGGAGCTGGATTCGGAATTGGCGCAAATCTAGTTGGATTTCCCCGTATGTAAATATAATTAATTAATATTTTACCTAATAAAATATTAAATATTTTTATTATTAATTTTTTTTCTTAATGAAATTAACCATTTTGGTATATAACATTCATTCCAACTCCATAATCCATTAGACAACCATATAGTTTTACGTTTCATTGGATTATGTTTTAAACAATAAATAGAATTTTGCCATATCTCCCAATGTATAGGACATACATTTGATGTTTTATTATATTTATTTCCAAAATATTTTCCTTCACCATTTATTTTACAAATACAATTACATATTAAAATATCTAATTCTTGTTTTACATTTTTTATATATTTATAAGCTAAACCTTCAAATTCATAAATTAGAATCCAAATTTCTTTTGGTAAATATATATTTTTCATATATTAACATATTATTTAAATAGTAGGAACAAATTCCCATTGTAATTCTTTACATATTTTTTTCCAAATTTCATCTTGTTCAATTCTTTTAACAGGGTCTTTTAACATAGGAAAAAAAGGTAAAAAAGTTTTTTCATCTAACAATTCACACATTTTATAAAGAACATAATAGTAATTTAAGAAATTTACTCTATCATCAGGACAATGTTTAGCATAAGGTTTTTGTATTTCCATAAATAAATTACATAATTTATCTTCAAGTTCAGGAGACATTATAGGTGGTCTTATACCTAGTTTATCTTTTATAAACGGTATATGCTCATAATATTTATTATAACCTAATTTTTTTAAAATATCTTTAGCTTTTTTATTTGTCATATGTTTTAGCGTAATTCTTTCTTTTTTAATTTGTTCTTTAATATCAATAATAACTTGTTCGGGTATTTGAGTAGTTTCTTTAGCTTGAAATTGAGCCAAAATTTCACGAAAATGATTAATTCTTTTATAAGCATAAAAACAAACTTCTTTAGGAGGTTCTTTATATGATGGTTTTTCATGTTCGACTAAAAATTGTTTTTGTCTTCCACAACCATTACAAATAACTAAACCCTTATAATCAACTTGTATCCATTCTCCTGAACATTTATCACATAACTCATAATTAACTATATAATTATTAATATTTAAATGTTGTTCATCAATATTTGTGAAATATTTATTTATATTATTATTTTCATCTGTATTTTTATTTATATTATTATTTGATTTATTTTTATTAAAAAAAGAATATAAGATTTTTTTCTTATTAATATCAATTCCTTCAGATGTTTTTTTCTTTTTTTCAAAATAATCAAAAATAATTTCTGAATTTTCTAATAAATAATCATCTTTTTTTTGTTTTAAACTAGATATTTTTTTTTTAATTTCAATTATTTTATCTTTTATATTTAATATTTCTTCAATATTAGTTGTTTTTTTTAATTTTTTTTTCAGTGATTTCTTTTTTTTATTTAATTCTGGAATTGTTTTTTCATTAATTATATTAAATTCTTTCATTTTTTCATTATGTTTATTATCTAGAGTAATAGTAGATTTTTTATTCACTTTAATTTTTTTTTTTGCCTTTGGTTTAAAATTAGGCATAATTATATATTTATAATATATTTATTCTTTATTTTAAAATAAAAAAAAATGTTTATCCGTAATAATCAAAGTTAAGTTTTCTTAAAAAGATATATATGGATGTAGATATAAATATTAATAAAAATAATATGAAAATAGATTGTATATTACTACAGAAAATGATATTTATTCATAATGCTTTAGATAAAGGTTGGACAGTCAAAAAAAAACAAAATGCTTATATATTTACTAAAAACCATGAAGGTAAGAAAGAAGTATTTTTAGACACATATCTCAAACGATTTATGATGGAAAATTTAGATATAAACAAAATAAAATAATATTATAAATTAATTTATTAATTAATTAATTTATGAAAATTTTTTTTTCTTTAGCAATATTATAACCATGGGTGGTGGATTAATGCAACTCGTAGCTTACGGCGCACAAGACGTCTATCTTACAGGTAACCCTCAGATTACTTTCTGGAAGGTGACCTACCGCAGACACACTAACTTTGCTATGGAATCAATTGAGCAGACTTTTAACGGACAGGCCGATTTCGGACGCCGTGTCCAGTGCACTGTCTCCAGAAATGGTGACCTTGCCTACAGAACATACCTTCAAGTTACACTCCCAGAGATTAACCAGGCTGACAATGGCACAGCAGGCAACTACGCCCGCTGGCTTGACTGCCCTGGAGAGCAGATGATCTCTATGGTTGAGGTTGAGATTGGTGGTCAGCGCATCGACCGTCAGTATGGTGACTGGATGCACATCTGGAACCAGCTTACACTCACCAGTGAGCAGGAGGCCGGATACCACAAGATGGTCGGTCAGACATCCCAGCTTACCTACCTTACCGACCCCGCTTTTGCTAATGTAGCAACTGCTTGCGGTGCCGCCGCTGTCCCTGAGGCAGTCTGCGCCCCTCGCCAGGCTCTTCCTGAGACCACACTTTACGTCCCTCTTCAGTTCTGGTTCTGCCGCAACCCCGGACTTGCTCTTCCTCTTATTGCCCTCCAATACCACGAGGTCAAGATTAACATCGAGCTCCGTCCTCTTGATGAGTGCCTTTTCGCCGTCAAGCGCCTCGATGACTCTGGCTCTGGCTCCCAGAAGACCACTAACTCTTACGCCAAGTCTCTCGTAGCCGCTTCTCTCTACGTCGATTACGTCTTCCTTGACACCGACGAGCGCAGACGCATGGCACAGAACCCCCACGAGTACCTCATCGAGCAGCTTCAGTTCACTGGTGATGAGTCCATCGGTTCTTCCTCCAACAAGATTAAGCTCAACTTCAATCATCCTTGTAAGGAGCTTGTCTGGGTTGTCCAGCCTGATATGCACGTCGCCTACTGTGACTCTTTCATCAGTGGAAAGATGATGCACAAGGCACTTGGAGCTCAGCCTTTCAACTACACCGACGCTGTTGATGCCCTTCCCAACTCCGTCCTCGCCTTCGGCTCTCTTACACAGACCAAGGACACCATCAACTCTGATGGTCTTTTCAATGATGCTCATGTCTTTGATGTATCTGGAGGTCAGGTCGCCACTGACGCTGGCGTCGCAGGAACTGTAGACCAGCGCGGACGTAATGTCCCCTCTACCGGCGGTGACGGAAACGGTGTCTCTGATGCCGGCGTCTTCGTCCTTGCCGAGACTGCCCTCAACATGCACTGCTGGGGAGAGAACCCTGTTGTAACCGCCAAGCTTCAGCTTAACGGTCAGGACCGATTCTCTGAGCGCGAAGGAACTTACTTCGACCTCGTTCAGCCTTACCAGCACCACACACGCAACCCCGACACTGGTATTAACGTCTTCTCTTTCGCACTTCGCCCTGAGGAGCACCAGCCATCTGGAACTTGCAACTTCTCCCGCATTGACAACGCCACTCTTCAGCTTGTTGTCTCTGCCGCCGCCATCGGTGGAACACAGACCGCCAAGGTCCGTGTCTATGCCACTAACTACAATGTCCTTCGTGTCATGAGTGGTATGGGAGGGCTTGCATATAGTAATTAAGTTAATTTTTGTCACCATTTATGGTCTCAAATTTTTAAAATAATTTTACTAATCATATAATTTCAAATTTAAATTTTATGATTATTTTTACAAGGAAAAATTGAAATAAAATCAATACATAATAATTAATTATAAATGGATTTTTACGAACTATCTTGTACAAACGCCATTACAAAAGTTTCCCTATGTGATAAAGAATATATAAATAGCTTTAAAGGAACATGGTATTTATGGAAACACGGAGGATATATTAGAATATGGTATAATGGCAGACACAGATTTTTTCACGACCTTATTATGAGAAGAATGGAAGATAAACCCGGTGATAACTATTCTGTAGACCATATTAACCAAAATAAATTAGATAATAGAAGAGAAAATTTGCGTTGGGCTACTCAATCACAGCAAAATAGAAATAGGGGCAAGAAAAACAGAAGCAAAATAGCTCGTCCATTACCAGATGGACTAACCCAGGATATGATGCCAAAATATGTTAATTACAATAAGGAATGTTATAATAAAGAAAAAAACTTGTGGAGGGAGTTTTTTAGAATTGAAAAACACCCAAAATTAACTAAAAAATGTATTTCAAGTTCTAAATCTTCAAAACTAACTATTTTAGAAAAATTAGACGATATTAAGGAAAAATTAAATATTTTAAATAATTTATAAAATAAATTGAATTATTATTAATTTTAATTTTATTAGTTAAATATGATTCTTATAACATTTAAGAATTTCCAATTCATTATAGGAAAAAATCAAGAGGAAAATCAACAAATTATAGATGAATCTCAACCTGATGATTATTGGTTACATTTATCTAATTTTTCTTCGCCTCATTTAATTATAAAAAATCCAAATAATATTAAAATTAATAATAAAATCTTAAAACAAGCAGCTTATCAACTTAAAATTCATTCTAATAGTAAATGTCGTAAAATTAACAATCTTTCTGTAGATATTACCAAAATTAAACATTTACACAATACTGATACTAACGGAACTGTTATTGTAACACAAATCTTAAAAAATATATTTGTTTAATTTATTTCACTACTTATATTATATGAAAGACTTTTTACTATTTGCGTTAAATGGTGGAGGATGGGCTTTAAAACCAATTTTAGAAAAAGGAGCTGTTGATAAATTAGGTCATTATTATTTTACATTTTTAAGATATTTAATAAGTGGTATTATTGCTATTCCATTTTTAATTCAACACTATTATTTTAATGGATTTCCAAAAAAATATAAAAAAAATAGTAAATTATTTTTTAAAGATGTTGTTGTTTGGGGTGGCATTGTTAGTGTTATTGCTATGTTAGCAATTATGGCTAATTACTATCTTTTAGAAAAATATGATGCCTCATTTGTTACTCCTATTGCTGAATCAGCATTACTTATATTTAATGCTATTTTCTCTGTTGTTTTACTAGGTGAAAAAGTTACTACAGATATGATGACTGGTGTCGGATTAATTATCGCAGGTATTATGTTTATTTACAGGAAACAAATGAAACTTTTTTAGATTTATGCCACCATTCATTTATAAATTTAATATAATCAATACAAACATCTTTATTTTTATCAGGATGATATTTTTTTACTAAATTATCACGGCCCTTTTTTGTTGTATGATTCATCCAATTAATAATATCCATAGGAATACTATTAATATTTGAATACTTTAATAATATTTCGTTTAATTTTTCTTTCGCTTCTTTCGATTCTTTCTTTTTTTTTCGCTTTTCTTCTGCCTGTCTTCTTTGTTTTTTAT